TTTAATAACCATTGAGAATAAGGCTCTCTACAAGATAGTCTATCTGCTGAATGATGTAAAACATCCCCATCTATAAAAATACCAACATGATTTAATCCTTTTCCTAAAATGCTCATTGCTAACACATCCCCATTTTCTAATTTTTCATCTGGTGTTAACAAACGAAATCCCGCCTTAATTAAATAATTATTAAAATCTCCATCTTCTTTTGAAACTGGGTTTTCTGTAAATTCTTCAGGAGTTAAAGGTCTTGTCGCTTCAATTAAAACTATACCTTTTTCTTGTAAATACCAATCAGTCACCAAACTTAAACAATCCGTTACATTCCAAACCCATTGTCGACCAATCAAAGGTGCTTCATATCCACATGGCTCATAATGTCCCCAAGTTTCTGTTTTGGGATTAACAATATAAAAAGGGATTTTAATTTGTTCACAACTCATTTTGTCTGCCTGACTAGCGACAGGTGGTGTATCGGGATGACTATGGATGATAGCTGTAATAGTTCCTAAATTACTGCCCTTTATATAATCCTCTGGATCTAAAATAAAATATTCATCTGATTGTGCCGATAAGTTACGACAAGGATAATATCTTTCTTTACCTCGAATATTTAATAATAAACCACAACACTCACTAGGATCTTGGTCTTTCGCATGAATAAGAGCAGCTTCTTTCCAGTTCATCCTATAAACGTGCCAATAGATGGAAAATCCGCTCTAGTACATTGTCTTTTTGGCGCACGAATACCAGCAAGATCAAATACCGAAGCCAATTCAAATTGCACTAACTCTCTGTTTTCTGCTGCTTTACGATCTATTTTATATATTTCTTTCGGAAATTCTGCTGTGGAATCTGGTGTTCCATAGGGATTTACATTACTAGGGAAATTAGCAGCATCTAAAAATCTTGCAAGAGTTCTTATACGGGTGACAGTCGCACCAGTTAAATCATTACCAGCAGTTGTTGTGTTTATATTTAATAAAATAGCTGTGATAGTTCCTAAGGCATTACTGACAGTTAATGTTGGTCTTGGTAATTGACCTTTGCCATATTCAAAACCCTCTGCCTGTATAGGAAATCTTTGATAAGTATTACCAGCCCAGACTAATTCTCCATTATTTCTTAAGGATGACCCATTATGAAACCTATAAACAGTAGTAGCACCATGCAAACTATTATCAAGTTGTAATGTAAACAATTCTATTATTGCTGAAGGATTTATATTTTGAAGATCACTAACAATAGCAGCACTGCTCATGGTTCAAACACCTCTCTAAATGTTGCCTGTATTGTGGCACGATTATTATAAGGAATAGATTTATTCCAAGTCTCGCAAACATATTGACCAGCACCCGATAAAGTAATCGAGACATTTCCACTATTAGTTGCACTTGCAGCAGCAACTACTGTGAAAGTATTTGAATCTACTACTGAAGCAACAACAAAAGAACCATCAACAGCAGATCCAGATGTATAGTCAATTGTTAATACATCATTAATAGCGACACCATGATTTGAAATTGTTATTGTCACAGTAGTAGATGATGACTGTGAATAAGTACCTGTTTTTGTAAATCCTTCCCCTGCTGGAGTAAAAGTAAAACTAGCATTGTCATTTGCTCTACTGTCAAGAAAACCCTCTATAGTATCTGCCTCTGTTTCAGATACATTAAAAGTAAGATTGTAAATTTTTGGATTTTGATGAGCAGCAAGACCAAATAATATTCTATGTTCATAGCCATCAGCGAAACGTATTGTTCTAGTATTAGGTGCGGATCTTTTTTGTTGTCCGTAAGTTGGTGTAATTGATGGAAAAGTAGCCATTATGCAAGTAAACCTCCAGCACGTTTTTGTTTAATTAGTTCAGCTTGTATCGCAGTAGACAATGCAAGACCCAATTGTTTACCTTCTCCTTCATCGCCTTCCACATTAGAGCCAGAAGCGTCTACATTAACAACTATATTAGTTGTACCACCTGAACCACCCATTTTGTTATTTGGAATAATAGTGCCAGACCTAGAAGGAACAAACATTTCTGGCCCTTTTTCACCAACAAGAAAACTTCTGTTAGCAGAAACAGAACCGCCAGCAGCTTTCTTCCCTCCAAATGATGGCAAAGATTTAAAAATTCCCCCAAAAGTACTACCTAAAAATGTATTGATACCAAGCCTTAAAAGATCACTTGCTATTCCTTGCAATATTGATCTTGCTGCATCACCTAAAGATTTAGTCTGCATTACTGCATCATGTAAAGCATCAGAAACACCAGTTGCAATGTTATCACCTACTTTTTTAAAAGCATCACTTAATTTATTAGCACCATCTGTTGCATCATCTAAATCTTTTTTAAGGTCTTTGAGATCATCACCTTCAACGTCAATTTCTACTTTGGGCATTATCTTTTGAACTTGTCCTAATAAAAAACTAAGAACTTTGTTATTTTCAACAAATTCTTGGATTTTTCTAAATGCGTCAAAAACTGCTCTAACTATTTTCCCGACAACTTGACCAGCTTTTTTACCAAGTTCCGTTATTGTTTTTATATTTTCATTGATTGCGTTTTTAACAAAGATCCAAGCTTTTTCAAAAGCAATAACAATATCAATAGCTTCCCCACCAAATTCTCCAATTACTGCATTACTAATCTCTCCAATAAATGCAAACAAAGCTCTAAATGGTGCAAACGTAGCTTTTACAGCAAGACCTAAAGCTTCAACAGTAACAGCAGTTATTTTCAAAGTTTCTCTTATTACAATCCCAAACTCTGATCCATCAGCGACTAAATTTGTAAAAGCACTTGATAATCTTTTTAATTGCCCTTGTATTGTGTTTGTTGCTTTGAAAGCGTCCCTTGCAGCCCTTCCTTGTGAATTTGCCTGATTATCTAGTGCCTCATTAAATTTAACCAATTCATCATTTAATAATGGCTGTATTGCGGTAAGTGCCTCAACACTTCCAAATAATTTAGATAAGTTGTCAGAACTTGCCCCACCTTTTGCAACTATCTCTTCTAAAACTCCACTTAAGCCTTTTGACTTTATTGCAGCAGCACTAAAATCAATACCTAGCTTTTCTGCTACTTTAGATGCTTCACCAGTGGGCTTTTGTATTGAAGCAATAACTTGTCGTAACCCTGCAAAGGTAGATTCAACAGGAACACCAGTTGCAGTGACAGCAGAAATCGCAGCATTTAATTCATCTATACTTACACCAGCACCAGCCGCTATCGGTGCAATACGACCTATCTGCTGTGCATATTGGTCAACAACAATTTTACCATCAGCTTGTGTCTGTGCGAATCCATCAACTATTTTTGCAGCTTTATCGGCTTCTAAACCATAAGCATTTAGAACAGATGTGGTTGCATCTGTAACTGTAGCAAGATCAGAAAATCCTCCAGTAGCACCTAGTTGTGCAGCTTTAAGTATTTCTGTTATTTCAGCATTTTTAGCAAAACCAGCAGAAGCTAAATCATAAGACGCAGTTAATAAATCTAAAGTAGATGCTTGCCCACTTAATTCATCTGAGAGAGTTACTAACTTTGGCTTTAATGTATCAACATTGTCTGATAATGTGCTTAACTTAGCTTCTGCAAAGTCTTGTTTGGCAAGAATACCAAAAGATGCAGTTAAGCCTCCAATAACAGCCCCTATACCTATCAATGGAGCTAATATTGGTGCTAATGCCGCCTGTAATGTTGCAAAGCCTCCAGCAGCTACTTTTGCCCCTGCACCTGTAGCCAACAAAGCTGGTGGTAATATTGAAAACCCTTTATTAGCGTTTTTTAGCTGTCCAGACGTACCATTGACAGTTTGATTAAATGTAGTCGCCCCTTTATTAACTTTTCTTAAAGAAGCAACAGCTTGAGTGGCATTTACTCTAAGTTCTACATTTGAGACTGCCACAACTAAACAATAACTTTCTTCATATTAACCTGATTTTCGTTTGATAGCATCAGCTTGTTTTTTTTCTTTCTCATATTTTACTTCATAATAAGCAGCAAAATATATAAACTCTTCATCTGTCAGTTGTGTTCTTAATTCACTAACTGTCTTGCCTAATTCTGTTGCTAGGAAAAACTCAAAATATAACCAGTTATCCCCCTTTAATCTTCCTTTGAGCTTTCAATAGTGGTGTTAGCATTTACACCAAATAAAAATAATTCGATTTGATTTAAAACTTCTTCTGGTAAATCATTTTGTAAACTGGCAAAGTCAGATGGGTGAAATGCTTTTGTTCCATCTTCATTCTCTGCTAACTGACAAAGCATATGAGTTGAAACTATTAAAGGATCATCACTGTTTGCCCTTTGTGTAGCTCTTGCTCTGTCGGCTCTTGTTATGGCTTTAAAATATAAAGATAAAACAATATTACCTTCATTGTCTTTTACATCAAATTTGCGTCTTTGATTTAAGTCAAAAGCCTCTCTTAGGACTTCAAGATTTCTTTTTGTTGCCATGAATAAATGCGAAGTTTTGGGTTAATTAAATTGCTGAAGTAATAGTTCCAGTTGGTTTGAAAGTGATACTTATTGTGTTTGGATCACCTAAAGAAGAACTCTGCTCAAAGTTTGTGATAATGCCATTGAAAGAGATTTTCTTTGTTCCACTTGAACTATCTGGGAATAATTCAAAAGAGGCTGTGCCAGCATCACCTGTAGTTAGTACACCATCAACAAAAGTTGCTGTTTCACCAGACGCTGAATCATCATAAAGAAGTTCTGCTGTACCTTCACCCTCAATCAAACCACCAGTAAATGCTTTAAAAGTATCACCTTGAGCAGTAGTTTCTTGTATGTCTTTTGAGATAGACATTGACCAGCTAGTAGTACCAAGTACAGGGTTTACAGATGAGCCACCATCATCAAATTTGACTTGACCAACATCACCTTTTACCTTTGCCATAACAAATAAAAGAAAGATTTATAAGTATCTTAACTCTTTTCTGCTTTTTTTACAGCTTTTTTACTTAATTCTTGTTTTTCCATATATCGCCTGCATTGATTGTCCCAATATTGTGGTTCTCTTCTGCCTTTTACAGCTTCGATAGCATCAAGCATTGCTTCAGTAATTTCCATTAAAGATCCTCATAAATATTAAAAGTGATTCTAATTTGAGTTTGAAACTTACCCTCTGGACTTGATGTTAATATCTCAGGCCCTATAGGTGAATCAAAAATGACATTAGAAACAGTAATCCTATTGTATAAGTCCCTAAGTCGTTTGCAAATCGTGTAGTTTGACCCTGCTCCTATACCCTCTTCTGTAAATACATTAAGAAGAATTAAACCAACAACATTATTAGTTGAACTACTTG